AATCCTGCCTCCGCAACAATATTGGGATAACTTGCTGATAATCAGTGGAGTGTCCCTTTTTTGCTTTAGAAACTCGGACAAAATCCGGAATAGAGACAGCTTTATAGCTGTACTACTGGTGGTTGTAGAACTTTGGCATTACACGTATTGAACCACCAGTATGGAAAAGGTAAGTATAAACGACCTGAACGAGTGGACCTATCCTGTACTGCATAGCGGTAAGGAATGGTACGTGGATTTCTTCGCATACGATCCTGCTAGAGGAAAAATGCGAAGAAAGAAATTCATGTTGGATAGGTACAAGACTGCCAGAGCAAAGAAAACCATAGCTGCAGAACTTATTCACAACCTGGTAGCAAAGCTGAAGAACGGCTGGAACCCATTCGTAAACGCTGGCCGTACAAGGCTGTTCACCCCATGGGCAAAGGTAATGGAGCGATATCGCCAATACCTAGAGACAGCAGTATCCAAAGGTCAGCTGAAGGAAAAGACTGCCTACGACTACAGATCGAGGCTACGCCAGCTGGAGCTGTACCAGGAAGAAACCGGAAACACGCTTGGCCAGGTAAGCCAGTTCTGCAGGGAGTGGGCTGTGGATTATCTGGATTACCTGCTATATGATAAAGATGTAACCGCGCGCACGCGTAATAACCACCGTACCTATCTGAGTACGCTGGGAGCCTGGCTGGTAGATAGGCGCTACCTGACACAAAACCCCATCGAGGATATACGCATGCTAAGGGAAGAGGAAAAGCATCGAGATCCGCTATCAGAACGCCAGCTGCAGCAGTTAAAGAAATACTTGAACGAGCACAACCCTTATTACCTGCTGGCCTGCCTGATGGTGTATTACGGCAACATACGTCCTGAAGAGCTCAGAAACATCAAGCTGGGCGATATCTCTATCAGCGATCAGAAGATAACTGTGCGCTCAGAGATATCAAAAAACCGTAAGACTCAGAGCGTAGGCCTGCATGATGAGATAGTACGTTTGATGATACGCCTACACACCTTTGATGGTACCGCCGATCAGGATTACCTATTTGGCCGAGATCTACGCCCATCGAGGGAGCAAACGTATATCAACCACTTTCGCTATGAGTGGCAGAAGGTTCGCCAGGCACTGCATTGGGATAATAGGTTCCAGTTCTACAGTCTGAAGGACTCCGGCATCCGTGATGGCATCAACGCCATGGGACTGGTGTATGCGCGCGATCAGGCACGTCATAGCGACGTAGCTGTTACCAACCTCTACGCAAAACCAAGCCACGAACCGCACGAAGAAAGCAAACATTGGGATGGAAAACTATAGAATACAAAAAGCCCGCGCTATTCTTCACGAACCGCACGGGAACCACCAGCTATGATTAAGTTATGGAAAGGGGAATATTTGGAAATGAAACGAAATGAAAAGATCTACTCAATATGTCCGCGTTTGCGAAAATGGCGGTTAAGAACCTGCTCCACCTGCCACGCTTTACTGCAGAGGGCGATGGCTGTACTAAAGCTCTGTTTCAAGTATTCGTCGCCATACTTTTTACGGATATCGGCCAGGCTAGCCTTGTAGGTAATGCCACCGTTCCAGTCGGTATGCATAGAGTCGTCGGCCACTTCTACCTCATTCAGATCTGGCGCTATTTTGATGTATTTAGTAGCCATAGTAGTTAGTGATTTGATTTCTCGTAATCTTCGCCGAAACGGATAAAGCAGTCGCAGAGTCGGCGAAGCTCGCGCAATCCATCGAGAGAAATAGCAGGTGTTTCCTGCTGATTGATAATAACCTGGTACTGGTATTCGAGGCCTTCATTACCGGCCATCGATGCAGTTTCTATCTGTATTAACTCGTTTTGTGCCATAATGCTAATATGCTATAATTTTTGATTCAACCTCGATGGTGGCATCAGCCCCGATAAGTACAGGCGTGTTACCACGAACACTGGTAATACTACATTCTATGTATTGGGATTTACGCGCCAGCGAACTACCATCCACAGAGTGCTTAACTTCTATCTCCAGCTTCACTTCGTCATCCATCATCATCTGCTGCAGATCTTTGATTAATTCGTAAACCTTCATAACATTAACCTTGAAGTATTGCAGCCAGGAACATCATAAAAAAGCAGAAGCCTACAGCGAGAGTGGTTTGAGCTGCGAGCACCAGCGATGGCTGCAGCTTACGGTACGTAGCAACGATTTTTGTTCCCAAGGCGGGAATTTTTTGTTCCCAAGCTGGGAATAAATTGTTCCCAAGGTGGGAATTTTTTACGGGCACTACAGCGGGATTTGTCTGGCTGTAGTCGAACGGGATTTCAAGTTGGATAGCTTGTTTCATAACCTAAAGCTTTTTTAATTGTTAATACTCTTTTGCCGCTTGGCCCTTCGGGGAAAAAGGGTGGCGGCTGTCAGTCCCCGTTTGGATCAAGAGATACTTACATTCCTGGTAAAGGGTGTAGTTATCGCGGAAACCTCCAGCCGCCATGTATAGAGTATTGGGCAATAAAAAAGCCCTACTGTTATTAGTGGGCGAAAATCTGGTGCCCTCCCCAGGATACATGCTTGTATCTCTTTGATCCGGTGGCAAAAGTACGAAGAATTTCGCTAACAAACAAAAAAAAAAGTTAAGTAATATTAAAAGCGCTAACTTTCGTGCAAAGTGGGCACTTTTTGATATAATCGGGCTATAAAAAAGCGGCTTCCACGATACATCACGCACCATGGAAGCCTTTTTCAGTTTATTGAAAAACAATCTAATCTATTAACCAATAACTAAAACCATAAAATTATAAATACTAACTAACGTAACCTTTAGACTTCACCCCTGACGCCTCAGGCGGGAACGTAAGTATATGATGTATATTATCAATGATAGGATTATCCAAGGCCCGATGTTAAGCACAGCTCGCTGGTAGAGCGACAGTTGCTTCTCGATGTGCTTATACACATACTTGGTACGGCAGATGGTACGGAAATAACGCAAGCGTACATGCTTTACGGGCACCATTTCGGTTTTCTGCAGCTGCTGTGGTTTGTTGGCCAGCGAGTGGTGGAGGTATGGCACGCCATCCACCCAATGGATGCTGGCATCGCTCTGAGCAAACATGGTTTCGAGGTGGCTGGTGCTGTCGCGTGTTTCGCGTTCTGCAGTCTGAGCCGGAACTTCAACCGTTACTGTTACAGGTACGTACACAATACTCTCTGTGCGCTCGTAGCTGGCGCTATCGTGGGTATCAGTACGCTCGATAATCTTCTGCGATCTGCAGCCATGCAGACAGGCCAATATCGCCACAACTATAAGAGCGCCTATACACCAGGCAACAATACGCATGCTGTCGCCGCTACGCTGCAGTTTGTCATCATAATAATCGCTCATAAGCCAAACTCTTTTTTGAAACGTCTGTAATAAAACAATCTCTGGGCTATGCCGTTCTGGCCACCGTTAACCTTCTTAGTGATTCGACGAACGATATCTTCGCCCATCTTACCGCCATCATCCAGATCGGCCAGCTCGTTAAGCTTATGGTTCTGCCAGAACCACATAGAGGCCATCTGGTTAAGCGGGAACTCGGCCACCTTACCAGGTTCTTTCACCACATCAACGGTACAGAGGTCGGACGCAGCAAAAGCTTTATAGTTAGCCAGGCCTGTAAGCTGGATATAGCCCCTACCCTTGTACTTCTGGCCATCGCCATCCTTCTCAGGTGTGTTACCAAGGGCTATGGCTTTAGCGCCGGTATCGTAAGCAGCACCGCTGGCCAGCTCGGTAGTATATCGCAGGCAGGCACTCTCATGCATCACCTGAGCCAGGTAATGAACCACGCGCTTGGTATTGTTGATACCATAGGGAATGGCCCACATATTGAACGAGGCTACAAACTCGTCGATAACTGCTACAGGTGGCACGCTGCAGCCCACCAGAGCTCGCATAATCTGCTGTCGGTTTATCTGCATAGCTTAATCCTCCATGTTTTGTTCCGGATCGTGCTGCATGGCATTCTCCTTGTTCTTAATGTACTCGCCTTTTTCGTTGTAATCCTTCAGGCGCTTCAGCAACCAGATAGGACACCAGGGAAAGATTGCGTTACTGTTCTCGATGATGCTAATGGCTTCGCGTAACAACATGGCCCAGCAGATGTATTCGCCAAACAAAGTGGTAGCTTCTACGGTGTGGCCGTTGACTGTTGAATAGGTAAGGAGGTTTGACAGGATCAACAGAGCTATGTAAACGAATGCTTTCTTAGCGAGCTTCTGCCAGAATTCCTCGCTGTTAAAGTCGCATAGAATCCAGTGCTTCACCATCGATACGAAGGTGTCTATCAGCACAGCAACAACAATCCATTTCACAAACTCCCAATCCTGGTACATGTACTTCAGGATACTACCAACTATAGTAAGAGGCAGCGCAGCAACTGACGCAATAACTGTTTTTGTATACATGATCTTTAAAATTTGACTACGCAAATGTACATATAATATGTACACGCGTAAAGGACACACCAGGGGTGTTACTGCTGCTGTTGCTCTATAGCGTCATCGATGATGGTACGTGCTGAGTGCTCTCGACTTGTGCCACTTGTATTTTTCCATGCCTGCCACGTCGCCTTTTGCTTGCGCCTCGCTATAACGCTTCATCACATCAGAGTGCCCCCACCACAAATCAGCAAAGATAAGTACAGCCGACAATATAATCATATATCGCAATTCAAAAGCTACCGATACCATCTCGCCACCAAAGATAGCTAATGTAAAGCCGTTCTTTCCTATATTTGAATCTATACTATTCAGTCTTTTGGGTATAGGGCAGGGAACTATCCCCGCCCCTCTTGTTATCTAATCCTCACTTCTTCTTACCCTTCTTAGGCTCTTCCTCGGCAGGTGCTGTATCAGCAACCTCGCAGACAATATCAGAGATAGCTATGACTTGTGCCATCTTCCAGTCTGTGTTACTTGCCATCAGCTTACAGATAGCATCCTCAGACAGTGGCTCAAACGACAGCTCAACCTCCTTTTTGGCAAACTCTTCAACAGCCTTGCCGACCAGCTCGTTGTACTTTTTGAACTCCTTGATGAAAGCGTCGTACTCAGCCGCACCGATTGGCGACTTGCTCATATCATCGTTAGTGCGCATCAGATTCTCGTACTCCTGTGCCTTTGGCAGCAGAATATCGAAGTCCTTAATGTCAGCCTTGAACTTCTCAGCCGCATCCTTGTTATCTTCCTCAAACTTGGTAGCGATAGGCTTCAAGGCACGGGTAATCTTCCATACCTTAATCTTATCGGCATCTTCCATTGAACCATACTTAGCGTTGTTGAGAATGTTGTAGGCAGTTAAAGCCTCGCTTGTCTTAATTACTTTCTTCATAATCTTACTTTATTTAAACGTTTAATAATTAATAAATATATTTACTGTCTGATTATGCAATCAGATACGAAAATCCGTAATTTGCAAATCATCTGATATTATTTTTTTTACTTTTTGCTTAACTTTTATTTTTATATGATACTTTCGACATATACGCAACTTGTGTTTCTGTGAGTTTACGGCCGTCAAACATTGCTTGCGAACATTGTAGTAACAATAGTGCCACCATTCCAAATCGACCATACGGATTAACTCAAACATCTTGTAGTAATCTGTTCGGTTCTTTAATTGCCCAAGATAACTGTTGAACATTGACAGAAAATTCTCTAAGTCACGCTCCTTATCTTTGCATCGGTTGAACTCTTTTATCTTCTCCTTACATCTTGCTATCGTTTTAGCATTTAGATGGATTCGGTTTGGTCTTATATGACTACCCAAGAACTCTAACCCGTGTTGGTAAGGTTGGTCATAGAATTTCTTTTCGTTCAATCTGATACCCTTTGCTGCCAAACGTTTGCGTAGTTCAGGGAATAGGCTTAACGCATATTGGTGTAGCCGTTCTGGCACCACCATAACACAATCATCCATAAATAACGTAGCCCTGATACCACACTCATCATTAAGCCATCGTATCTCATCGTTAATGTATAACCCCATTGCCTTTTGGCTGGGTAACCTACCTATAGGTGCTCCAACACCCTCTGGCTTTTGCAAAATACTCTTTTCGGGCTTGATATGTTCTGCCCAAAAATGTTTAGGGGTTCTGTACTCGCAGTGTGCCGCAGGATTACATTGTATCGTTATCATAGCCAGCCAACGCAGGTAATCGGCAAAACCATCACCGTGACCCGCATCCAATTCTTCTCTGTTAGCCTCGATAACATCCGCAAAATACATCTCCATGTTATCCCAAAGCGCATTTGGGAAAAAGCCACTCAAATCCCACTTGATGATTCGACACGGCTCTGTAAAACCCCAGCTAACCTCATAGATATCTTCTATCACCTGATTAATAGCCGCTTGACAGCCTTTATCAATACGGTTATTAAACGTTCTTTCATGCAACACCTTTTCAAAATACGGCTCCAGCGGGTCGCACAACTCATGGTCTGCCATGCGACCGCTGAAATCCGTTGCCAAAATCTCTCTCCATGTAGGGATGGAAGCGAGGAAAGTGTTATGACAATCAACGCGAAATGTTTTATCGAAACGTGATTGTAGGTCACGGAACGTAGCCGTAGCCCAGTGTATTTCGTGGGCTATGCTATCATGTCCGTAACGCTTGTTCTTTCGCGTGTCATCCATCAACGCTAAGAACTTTCCGTATCTTTCAGATTTCTCTTTCAATGTCATATAACTAACTCTTTCTTTATTCGTATAATATACAAGTAGAGTAAATTCGCAACTGCCTGAACCAGCCTCGTGTTCGTACAGTTGTTGTTGTTCAAGTTGCCGTTGTTGCCGTTGAAATTCCAAGCGTTCTTATCGCTGTAACGCTGGGCAAACCATCGGTTCGAACCTATTCGAGTACATAATGAAGTTGCTATAAATGATAGCCGTACTCCCTTTTACTTCTACCTTGATACTGATAACGACCTTTTGCATCATTCCTATCAACCCGTGATAACTTGTGCGACCTGCCGTTACACCTGATACTTTAAGTCGAAGCAAGCGTATGCCTTGTAGCACTTCGCCATTTGCCTACACTTTCCTCTATCCTCTCCATCTTTTCTGCCATCAGGTATAAATCCTGATTGGTAGCTATTCTAAAGGCTCTCACTAAATCAAACGTTGCCATCATAACACCATAATCACCAATCATCTTACGTATATTCTCCGAACGCACCTCTTGACAATAGTAAGCGATGCAGAAATGCCGTATTAGCGAGTAACACGCATCTTTGAACTCCTTTGCACACCCATCAACTCGCTCTATCTTTGGCATACGTTGATAAATTGGGTGGTATAGTTTTAACAACATTTTTACATCGACCAAAATCGAATTTTTATCACGTTTGGCTTTATTTGAGCCTCTTTCTTTCATATTACAAGTAATTAATTTGGAAGGTTAAATATTCCCCCGCACCCGCAGCATAGCTGACGGGCGCAGAGGGGTTAATAATTAAACAGTCAAACGCGCAACTGCCTGAACCAGCCTCGTGGTCGTACAGTGGTAGTAATTCAAGATGCCGTTGTTGCCGCCGAAAAGCCAAGCGTACTTATCGCTGTAACGCTGGGCAAACCATCGGTACGAACTGTTATCAGGCACAGCACCACCAAACTTTGTCATCGTTGCCGCAACCTTTGTCAGTACCCTATCTCGCATAAGGGCTGTTCCTTCGTAAACTCCAGGCATATACCAATCGCCAGCAGCTATACCATCGACACCATAGTCAACAGCAGCACAGTGCTGGAAACCAGGATGTTCAGCATCGTTATACTGATAGGTGATAACCTTACCACTCGGCAAACCAAAACAGCCATACTCTTGCGGGAACTTTACTCCCATTCCCTCACCGATATAGCTTTCGTAGCTCGCATACGTCTGCCGTAACAGCTTACAGTATTCAGATGTTTCAAACGCCGTACGATTCACGGGGTCACTATTAGTTGTGGCGGGCACGGGTTCATTGGCTGATGGTGTACGGCCATTACTTCCCCAGTAAGCCACACCTCTTGCTGTGTTCATGATACCACGATAGTTAGCTATCGAGCCATCTTTACGCAGGTAGGTGTTATTACTTGCACCATCGGCTGTGTTTTCTGTCTTGTATTGCAGATTCACAGCGGTCTTATCGAGGATATACACCTCATGCCCGTCACGATGTAACACCGTACTAACAAAGGTTCCACCACTCGGAGCGGACTCCGAGTAGCGAACCCACGTTTTTACTCCCGACACCAAAAACAAGGCATCGCCTACGTTTGGCAGTCTGTCGAAAACCTTTATTACTGCCATAGCCGATTACTCATTAACGGGTGTGATATCTTCCATCACGGCTGCATCGACATCACCGATAAGCCCCCACATTACAGAAGCTATCTCCGTCGAAAGTGGTGAAACCGAATACTGGTTCTTTCCATCAGCACCCTTGGTGTCAACGAGGTTAAAGTTGCAGATATAAGCACCCTGCTTACCCTGCTCATCCTTGGCAAAGATAGTACCGTTGTGGCTTGCAAGCTGCCCCTCTGCATTGGTCTCATACGAACCATTCACGATGTGCTCACCTGTAGAAGCATTGTACTCTTTACGTGTTGTCTGCTTTGTTACATCAAAATCCAAATTTTCCATAATTCTTAATTTTTAAATTGTTAAACTTAATATTATAAGCTGATACGCATTTTTCTGCGAAATCAATAAATTTTATGTGTTATTTTTTTCTTATTTTTTTAACACTTGTTTAAACTCTTCCACCCGCAAGCATTACACCGATAGACACCTTCATAGGTGACGATGTATTATTGCCGTTATTCTGATTAACGTAGATATATGCGTTACCATTCTTTGCCTGCTCAATGGCAGTACTCATATTCATACGCTTTTCAGATGCAGTGCCAGTACCAAACGCTGTATAAGTAAGGAAAGTACCACTACTACCACCATAATAGTGTGGGTTATTGCTTGAACCACTATACGTAAACGTTTCTGTCTGTGTTGTAAAACCGCTATAGGTTATACTACCAAGCATCATCGTTATTGTGTTTGTACGTGATACCGAACCGACACTTTTGCCTGCTGTTGATACAATCTGTATATTCAGAGTTGTGTTATCAAAGTCTATGATAGTCTGTGCTGTATCTGTGTAGGCAATACGGAATACAGCATAAACAGACATCCATTCCTTTGTAGCAGTCCGAGGAGTGACCGTGATGGTTTGGGGCGCAAATGTTGGCAAAGGCAGAACAACAAAGGTCTGTGTCGCAGGTGTATTCGTATTATCCAAACTGCCACTCGGATTGTTAGCGTAGTTTGAACTGTACATAATACAAGGATATAACTTGTACGTGCCTGTAGATGCTGGTGCTGTTAATTTGATTTCTCCCCAAGAATGGGTCTCGCCATCCACAAGCTCCGCATCCTGCCCTATAGGTACTTTGCTCGTTATCTCTCCAAGCTTATCGTTGCCACTATAGCAGATAACACCAAAGTACCATATCTTATTAGATGCTGAGTTCGCAAATATATCATTAAGACTAAGGATATATCTGTTTGATACGGTGTTAGCTTGTATCGTTATAGAGAACTTCTGACTTGGTGGCACTTCACTTGGGCAAGAAAAGCCCTCTAACATTGGTGTAGCTCTATGTGCATAACTCGCAAAGTCGTGTAGTCGATACGGACTTGCAACACCACCCGTAGGTGCGTCCCAATCCCAACCACCATTTCCGTTATCAACAGCGGACTTAAAAGCGTCTCTATCATTATCGTAGCAGTTAATAATCATACCACAAGTGTACTGAGGTCTGCGAGCACCAGTACGGGCTTGACCTTTCCACCAAGTAGCGGTTGTTAACCACGTATTGTTTGTGTAGTCCCACTGACCCGTGATAGTATCTATTACAGACAACTTCAAAGGCTTGTATTTCGACCACTTATTAACCATAGTGTCCTTACAAGCTGCTGCAACGTCCGTATGCGAACGGCCTAATACACTATTTACATCACCAAGACTTACGGGTGCTGTAATCTGTCCATTACTATTAGCCATACTATTCCTCCTTTTTGTTTAAGCAAGAAAAACCATCTACCATAAGGTTGCCTTTAAGCCGATAGCTGTTTGTCTTTTCGTCAAAAACAAACGGATTCTCGGTTTTCTCAACAACCTTAGTTTCCTTAATCACTTCCTTACGTTTCAGCCCTGCGGCTACCAAAGCAATGATAGATGCTGCGAGGGCAATAATTGAAAATACTAATTCCATATTCTACTCCTTTCCTAAGAATTTGATGTCACACCATAGGCAAATACATACACGTCTTTGTTGTTTATAGACAAAGAGCGAATATCTATATCACCATCAACAACCAAGTCAAACTCCATTTCTGGTTGACCTTCGTAGATTCTAAGGCTGTCACCACTCATAGCTGATATACAACCGCTTGCTATTACATTACCTTTTATCAATACTTTCATAATCGTACCTCCTATATTTCCATGTCGTTATTAACTTTCATAATTATGCTGCTTTAAATTTTGCTAATTCCTCTTGCAGAGAGTTGATAAGCTGTTCTTGCTCACCATTCTCTTTCTCCAAAGCCGATACACGGGTTTCAAGCAAAGCAATCTTTTCCTCGTGGGTCATTACCTTGCGGGCTACCGTGATAGTACTTATCAGGGCTGCAACACCGTACTGCAAAGAATAATAGCCGTCAAATTCTTCATCTACGAACTCTTTTGCAACATTCATCCAGTACTGAGCCGTAGAACCTATATGCACTTTCTTGTCTCCGTAGCCCTCTTTACTCCATAGATAACGGATAATCGGCGCGTTGGCTATCTGTTCAACACCGAATGTCGGATTGCTTAGTATAGTCTTTAAGCGGACATCAGACATTGATACATTCTGTACGCGCTGCCATGCGTTCCAACTACCACTTAGCGAGGTTCGATAGAACATACTGTTCGGATAACTCGAATCATCACCATTAGGTAATGCTATCTGTGTTGAGAAATCGGTTGATGTGTTGCCGTAAGCATTTCGGTACGGCAGCGAAAGTACAACTCCGTATTGCGCACCAAATGGCAAATTACTGCTACCTGCTGATAACTCATATAAACCAGCATCATATATATTATTGGCGTTATAAACATCATTAGTAGAAGTGACTTTCATGTATTCATCACCTCCGCTTTCTTGTCCTGCACCTAATGCAGAAACGCCACCTGTTGCGTAGAAATTGGCAGCAGTACCATCGGACTTAACGACCTTGATTGCATTATTGGTAGAATCATATTGTAATTCAATATAACCAATCTGTACTTTATCAGCTTTGATATTGCCATTGAATTTCCATATCTGTTTATAATCATTAACCCAAGCACCTTCGCTGCCACAAGCAGAAAAGTATATAGTGTCAGCTTCTCCATTTGCACCTATTCCAGTCCAATTACTGCCAGATTTGTCAAAAATAAAAGCTGCTGCATTACCATGTTGTTGGCTATAGTTATACCCGACTATAGGAGCATTGACTTGCAGCTTACCCGTCATTGTCCCGCCACTCAAAGGCAGATAGTTCACAAGCGAGTTGTACGCGCTCTCTCCATGACTTATGTATGTCTGATAGGTAGAACTGATAGAGATAGTGCCCGATGATGTGATTGTTCCACCCGTAAGTCCTGTGCCCGTAGCAACACTTGTCACACCACTTGATGTGACATATCCGCTATCATTGGTAAACTGACTAAGTTTTGTTGGGTGTGATGTTACGTTAGCCCAAGCGACACTACCTGCACTATTGGCATAATTTACCGATGCACTACTATACGGAGTACAAGCCGTAAAGCCGTTACCTGTCCAATATACAGGTGTCGTGTCATTACCTGCTGCCGATGGTTTATTACCTACATTGCCCCACGAAACACCATTTGCTGTGCCTGCCGTGGTGGCATAGCTTACACTCTGATTTCCGATGTTGCCCGTTGTTATCGCATCCGTGATACCATAACCAGCAACCGTAGTAGGCTTACCGCTGGTTATCTTGCTCCACGATAGATTTGGGATGTCAGCAGCCGTAAGCGTAATTCCAAATCCCGTCAGCGTATCGGGTCTGTCCTGTATGTCAAACCAGCTATGCTCATGTGTTAAATCGATATCATCAGAACTGCCGTTATTATAACCGAACCTTACCACACCATCAAGCACCTTAGACAGCGACACAACACTGTTCGGTATGCTTGCACTTGTGATATAGCCCTGCTGCCCTACCCACGTACGTGTAGCCATGTCTGTTATATCCACGGTACGAACATACCCGTTGGCAGTTAGATAGTTACCCATAGCACCACTGATGTAACTTAGGTCGATGAACCTGCCACCCGTTGCCGTCGATGCAAGTAGTTCCCATGTCACGTCACCTGCACCCGCAGAGCCGTCCTCGCCTTGACCCAAGGCTGACACACCGCCATTGGCATAGAAGTTGGCTACACCTGTTCCGTCTGCGTTCTTGCTAACACGGATAGCGTTATTCGCTGAATCATACGTAAGATAGATATCGCCAATTTTCAGAGCACCGCTCATTGTAATATTGGCCACATAACTGAGCGAGGCGTTTGCGCCTGACACACCGATAGATGTAGGCACGCCGCCCGAAGTCCAATAGGTGTTTCCGAAGAGCGTTTTTGATACTGTTGATAGCTTACTTGCAGTGGTAGCGGTTGTGGCACTTCCAGCACTTGTAGCATAATTGACCGATTGCGAACCGATATTTGCTGTAGTTATAACCCTATTTCCATTTTCGTAGAGTGTTGTAGCATTCGCAGACCCGCTTACGTCCAATTCGTAAGTGGGGTTTTTAGTACCTATACCGACCCTACCGCTTGGAAGGAAAGAAACCCAAGGAGAACTAAAATTATCACCGATAAAGAGATATGTAAGCGTATCTCCAGAACCGTTATATCCGAACGCACCAAGAGTTGTGGAACCATCATTGCTTGTTGCAAAAAGCCCTCCAGCCCAACCACCTGTACCAGCGCGAAACTCGAATAAGCCACCTTTTGATATTCTCACTTGTCTGCCGCTGTCACCTGCATTAAATACTATAGTGTCTCCTATATCTGCAGTTCCGTCAAAATCATTACCCCAAAGTTTTATTGTATTTTTTAACTTTGTTGCAGATGCCGAATTACCAGTTATGCTTGCGCTACTTGTGATATAGCCACTGTCATTTGTGAGCTGTGAAACCTTAGTCGGTACTGTTGGATAAGCGGGAAGGCTGATAACACCTCCAGTAGGTGTGTAAGCTGTAGTTCCTATCTTTACTTGTGTTACACCATCAGCAATGCCATACCCTGCTATCGTTGTAGGCTTTCCTGTGGTAATCTTTGACCAATCAAGACTAGGAATATCACTCGCTGCAATGGTGATACCAAAACCAGTAAGGGTATCAGGTCGGTCTTGGATATCAAACCAACTATGCTGGTGGGTGAAATCGAGGTATGTATCCTCAACACCGTGTCCGCTCAACTTGATAGTACCATCCGCAACCAAAGCTGCCGCATTAAAGTACGTCAGCGCACCGATAGCAGCAGTTACGCTTGCGCTTGTGGCATAACCTTGACCTGTTACCCACGTCTGCGTTGCATAATTCTGATTAGTAACCCAACTCTGCGTTGCATAACCACTAAGAGCCTGTGTCAAGTACGATATGTGGATGGTTCTGCCATCTGTAGCCTGCGAAGCTAATAAAGTCCACGTTACATCGCCTACGCCCGATTGACCGTCATCGCCCTGCCCAAGAGCACTAAGGAACTTTTCGGTATAAAGACCGTAATTAGCCTTGATGATATACGGGTCGGCACTCGTTCCGCTTCCCTCTCGTGTAAACAACGAATAAAGCAGGTCTATCTTATTCTTTAACGTAGTGGTAAAACCCTCGTACCCACTCGCATAACTGACAGTCAAAGTACCAGTCTTACTGATAGGTGAACCACTAACACTGAAACCTGTAGGCACAGACATCGCAACGCTTGTAACAGGAGTAATTGCATTTGCTCCCAACGTAATAACACCGTCCACTATCTTCGCATCGGTTATTCCATATCCTGCAATTGTTGTAGGTACGCCCGTGAGTGCCGACCATGCCCAAGATGTCGGAAAATCCGAAATCTTGCTCTTTGTCAATGTAGGAATATCGGCAGCTACCAAAGAACGGAACGTTGCTACACCGTTCGAGCCGTTTGGTGCAGCGAGAACCGTGTTTGCTGTGTGGCTATCCGTATTACTATAGTAGTTCGTTGGATAAGCAGGTAATGTTACTATACCGCTTGCGGGTGCATAAGAGTTCGTGCCAATTTTTACACTCGTTACAGCATCGGTGATACCATAACCGCTAATCGTGGTTGGTTTACCGCTTGTGATTTTACCCCAAGGAAGATTTGGAATATCATCGGCAGTCAGAACGATACCATAGCCTTCTGCTGTTGTTGGTCTATCCAATAACTCTAAGAAACTATGCTCGTGCGAGAAGTCAGCAATCGTGGTTGTGTCATCCTGCCATGTAAAGGTAAGCCCGTCGTTTGAAGCACTGATAGCCTTAACCCTTGCTAATGCATTAACCTCTGTCTTTGTATAAACCTCGCTCTTGGTGTAGTAATTTGATAAAGAAGCCTGTTTAAGATAATCCTGCTGCCCTACCCACGTCTTAGTTGCCATATCGCTAATGGCAGACGATTGAATATAACTGTTAGATGTCAGATAGCTTGCTAAAGCCGACGATATGTATGACAAATGAATAGTTCTACCGCCCGTAGCTGATGCAGCTAACAAATCCCACGTTACGTCGCCAACTCCAGATTGTCCATCATCACCTTGTCCGAGAGCAGAAACAAAACTCGGAGAATAGAAACCACGATGTTTTATTGTACCATTCTCAGTATAGTCCTTTGTCTTTACATTCCCACTACTATCAACCTCAAACCAACTGAACAGGGAGTTAATCTTATTTTTCAGCTCCGTAGTAAAACCTTCATAACCACTCGCGTAAGATAACGCAAGTGTACCTGCTTTAGAGATGGGAGAACCACTTATACTAAATCCTGATGGTACAGTCATAGCAACACTTGTTATCGGAGTGATATTTACCGCACCAAGAGTTATTACGCCATCAACGATTTTGGCATCCGTAATACCATAGCCTGCTATCGTGGTTGGTTTACCCGTGATAGCAGTCCACGCCCATGTTGTAGGCTTATTAATAATATTTGACCAATCCCAAGTTGTAGGGAAGTCGGATATTTTGCTTTTTGTGAGAGTGGGAATATCAGCGGCTACCAATGCACGAAATGTTGCCGCTCCGCTTGCGCCATTTGGTGCAGCGAGAACGGTGTTAGCAGCTCTACTATCAGTTGTGATATAGTAAGTCGGTAGAGTTATTGTTCCGTCTGTCGAAGTGTACGATGTTGTACCAACCATTATGCTTTTTACCGCATCTGTAATTCCATATCCTGCAATAGTAGTAGGTCTATCAAGAAGCTCTAAAAAACTATGCTCGTGGCTTAAATCAAGTATAGTGCTATTATTTTTGTTAGTTGTGAGCGTAACAACACCATCACCTCCAGTAACAGCTGAAAGAAACTCTAATGCATTGAGTTGCGTTGTGGTTGCATACCCCTTACCCTCAACCCATGTTTGAGTTGCGTAATTCAGACTTGTTACCCACGATGTAGTAGCGTAGCTGCTTAAAATATAGGCTATGTATGACCGATGGATAGTTCTATTATTCGTTGCCTGTTGAGCTAATAAAGTCCACGTTACATCACCTTGACCGCCGCCCCCGCTATCTGAGCCTTGTCCGAGTGCGCTAATGAAACTTGGGCTATAGAAGCCACGGTGCTTTGTCTCGTTATTCTCCGTGTAGTCCTTTGTCTTGATGTTGCCGTTTGCATCCACCTCGAACCAGCTAAACAAAGCGTTAATCTTGTTTTTTAAATCGGTGGTGAATCCCTCATATCCGCTTGCGAAATCGATAGCCAGTGTACCGCTATCCGTTATCGGCGTGCCGCTTACTGAGAATCCAGCAGGGACAGACAACCCAACGCTAACGACCGTTCCTCGGTATGTCTCACTGATAAGAGGTGTAATCGAATTACCACCCAGCGTTATTACTCCATTTTCTATCTTCGCATCGGTGATACCATAGCCAGCGATACTATTCGGTGTACCCGTAATAGCCGACCAAGCCCACGTAGCAGGGAAGTCCGAAATCTTACTCTTTGTAAGCATCGGAATATCATCAACTGTCAGCGTTATGCCATAACCTGCTATAGTATCTGGTCGGTCTAATAACTCCAAGAAACTGTGCTCGTGGCTCAAATCCACATAATACTCCGTTGACTTGTTGGTTGTCAGCTTTAGCACTCCATTACCGCCCGTCACTTGGTTAATAAACTCCAACGCATTGAGTTGTGTTGACGTTGCATATCCTGTAAGTATTGTTGAGAGATTGTCGGAAGTAATGTAGTTTGATAGGGCCGTTGTAATGTGCGAGATATTAATCTGCTCATTAGTGTTATCTAACAAAGCATCCCACACTACGCTCATATCAACACCTACCTCTATCTGCTTATTCTCCCATTTGTTGAGAGTTGCGTTATATACGAGTGCATCACCATTTGTAAGTGTACCAAATTGCACATCGTTGAGCTGTGCCAAAGTGGTATAGCTTGTTGTACCATCGTCACCTTGACCGAGAGCCGAGATATATTTCTTAGTCCAAAAGCCAAACATTGCCTCGATGTTGAGGTTGGTTTTGTCTGTTGGAAGAGTGCCGTTTACATCAATTTTGTTGCCCGCACTTTCCGTACCATTATACAGACGGAATATGTTATCGAAGAACGTTGTAGTTACAAAGTTCTGATTAACCCAATTCTTCGTTGCTACCTCTTGCTTGTTGGCATTAGAAGTGCCGATATACAGACTCTCAAAAGGTACTTGTGGAGTGATGTACAAAGCAGTTGTGCTACCGCTTCCTGTAGTTCCAAAAGTAAAGGCAGAATTGAACGTAGCAAGCTCGTTGAGGATATTCTTGTTGTTGCTGTCCGAAAGTGTGGTGATATTCTTGATAACAAGCTGTCCTTGCTCGTTCCATGTGATATTTCCATTAGCGCGATAACCGCTACCATCAAATCTATCAATACCTTTTGCCCAACGTAAAGTAGGCCAACCTGTTTCAACGCCCGTCTGAGGGTCAACAGTGCCTATCTGTTCGGGTGTAAGCATTTCCTTGTCAAGCATACCGCCACCATACCATGCAGCCATACCACCACCAAGCGTATTAGCATCATACTGACCACTGATACCCGCCCAAGTAGTGTAGCTACTAATATCACTCTTATCGCCTGTTCCATTGTATTGGCGCATACCAATCAAAGATGTAAGCAACAGACCGCCCGCAACAACTGTTCCGCTACCAAGAGCACCAGCAATAGCCTTTTGTATTGCAGCCGCTATAGCTGAATCACCGCTTGCCCCTGTACCATTAAGAAAAGCATTGATGTAGCCGTTAAACTTGCTATCATCGGTATATGCTATCTCCTCGAAAGTAGCAGAACCCTTGGCAGTACACTTATAGACCTTTTTTGCCTTATAGGTAACACCGCCCTGGGTAGTGTTGGCAGCAGGGATAAATAAATCGCCTACCTCTAAGGTATTGACGTTGTTCTTCATCCATGCACCCCATACGGAATAAACGGTACGCTTTCCGTCTGCTGTCTCCTGTGCCTGTGCAGCCAATCGCAGAGCCTCGGTTACATCTTCATCAGTAAGGATAGTCCAAAGATAGACTTCCTCTTCATCGTCATACATAAAGCGATAGCCGTGACCTGTTGTCTTATCGTAATACAGGTCACCGATATGCTTATCTTTCTCATCGTCCGTAGTCCATTCATTAGCGGGTGCATTCTGCAGGGTAGGTACACCCGTCATAAACCACGTTTCGATAGCACCATCAATCTGTTTCTGCAAGTCTTGTGTGGTTGCATCGAGCATGGCTATATCGGCTTTTACCTCTGAATCATCGTAGTTGTTCTGATTATCCTTGACAAACTGCGACATTTCTCTTGTATTGGTAAAGGTAACATTCGCCTTGATGTCGAGATTGCCCGTCTGCTGATTGTACGCAATATAAGAGCCTTGTGTGTTAGGACGTGAACCAAAGCGGAAATCACCATACACATTCAAGTAAGCCCTACCCGTACCCGTGTTGTAGCCAAAACCTATCTGATTCTTCCCGTTCAACGAGAACGAATTGATGCCTTGGTAAATCTGATAGCTTGGTGTATCAGTGCCAGTCACGAACTCCACGATAGCACCTTGTCGGGTGGTGTCATTAACATTACCCAACTGAATAATATCGTCTTGTGCTGTTGGAATATCGCTTCCACTCTGATAACCTGTATAGTTTGTGCCACTAATGGTTTCAGTAGTACGATTGGATAGGTCGATATATGCCTCACCATCTTCGGTAAGCGTATTCTCGATATTCCTACCTATAACCAATCGCCAAAGGTGTTTCTGATTCAAGCCCTTTTCTTCGGGATTGTCAGATGATGTCGTTACGCTTGTGATATGGCAATAGGCTTGGTCTCCAACTACCCAATTATTTCTGACTGTATCTTCGCCATCAGAAGCACGGAAATAGCAACGGAAATAGGCTACGCTTGCAAGATTGGCTTGTGTCTGCTCTAACTCTACATTAGAAGTATTGAACCAAGCTACACGGCAAATCTTATTACCAGCAACACTTGCTATTCTATTGCCGCCTGTGTGCTGATACTCACGAATCTCTACTGAATCAAAGTAAGCCTTTACACGGGCGTAGAGAATATCGGTTACAAGCTCTACCTTTCCGTCTTGACGCATACGGAAACAACCGCCCTCGCCAAGAATATCGGGAACGAAGTTTGCACCGACCTGTAAGCCTTTGAGCATAGTGATAAAGCCAGCAGCGGTATCGTCGTTAAGTTTGGAGAGAAAAAGTTCTACACCATACTCTTTGATTATTTCTTTCACAGCGTCCACATCAATGTGGTTCGCGTCCATCCAAGCCTTGATCTTGTCGAAGTTTCGCTTCAACTTCAATCGGGCCGATAGTCCGGTATCACCATGGTCATCAACCCAAGGGGCAATATCTTCAAACTGTATACCTGTATTCTGTATTTCGTCCGCCATATCAGTCTATCGATGTTATTAGTTCGTGATTAAAGCTCATCAGCAGAGGCTGCCAAAAGTGCTTAGCCTCGCCAGCATCTTTATCTAGAAATGTGAGCATATAATTATTCAGATCATCCTCGCCGCGTTTTTCGTTCTTCACCAGCAGCGCATGTTCTACACTTACTTCGCCATGGCTCATGTGCTTCTGTGTCGAGTACGTCATAAAGCTAAAGGCAAAGGGTTGACTCTTCGCCGTTAGCTCTCGCATCTTATGAATAGCTTCGTAAACTGTCATAGTGCAAAGATAGATATAATAGGATGTATCAAAAAGGACACGCTTAGCGGCTGGCATTCTGCTCCAGACGTTCTTCCTGCTTAATCTTCTTACGCAACTCACGAACAGTCAAACTGTCGGCAGTATTACTCTCGATAGCTCGCAGTAATTGCATAACTTCATCATCCTCGCGTCTGAAAGCTATTCCTGGATCACCTAACGGATCGTCGCTATTCGTATAACCACCGCGAGCACGGCCACCACCATAAGCTTCTTCGAGCATGCGAGTAGAATTTAGCATCCGGATATCACCTATCTTCTGATGGCGATCTATCACGTCCAGCAGCGGACGTATCTCAGGATTGGCCACAGCATGATGATTGGCCACAAACTCATTCTGGTGTACAGGAATTACACCAGCCTGCTTGTGCGGATCGCCCTTAGCGGTATAGCCTTCAGAGTAACCACCCTCGTACAGTCCTGCAGCTTGATCTGCCTGCGCTTTAGCGGTAGCCAGCTGGATAGCGCCTTGCGCTGCAGCAAGCGCAGAGAGGGCAGCTGCTATCGCAGGCTGTGCCGACCATGTTTTCCACACATTGGCGATTGACTGGGCCGTAGCTGCAATAATCTGCAGCACCTGTAGTTTGAATTGTTTCTGGGCATATTTCTTTTGGATAGCGGCTTTCTCTGCCTCCATCTGTTCCTCCAGTTTAGTAGTATCCTTGCCTGCTTTCTTGGCTGCGTTAATCTGCGATTTGTAACGCTTCTCTACAGCCGACATCTCACGATTCTGCATGAGAGAGAAAAGCTGGCCTGCAGACTGCAGTAATTGATTCCCTGTATCGATAGCAGCCTGCTGAATCGCCTGGCGAGCATCTTCCTCCTGCTGGGCAATCATTGTTTTATTCTGCTGGTACTGCTGGAACGATATCAAATCCTGATCGTAGTACTGCTGATTCAGCTCAAGCATCTTATCGAAAGAAGACGCCTCGCTAAGATGGTTCTGCAGTATTGAGTTGTTTGTATTTTGATAACTCTTTATAAAATTCTCTTCTGCAGTTCTTTTTTGCTGCAACTGCTGGAGTTCCAGCTGTGCCATTTGTTTCTGGGCCGCAACGTACTCGTCCGAACCCTCCCGCATTAAATTAATGCGCTGCTGCTGGTATTTCACTTCCAGCTCCAGCTTTTTCTGGTCGTATTCTTCTTGGGTTTTTATCTCTCCCTCCAATTTCTGTCGAGACAGGGCTATCTGGTCGGCAAACTGCTGATTATCGATCTCTTTCATCTTCTCGGCTAATTCGTGCTTATGCATTTCCTCGCGGATATTAGCCTCCTTAGCTATATTGTCGAGAGCTTGGTTAGCCACCTCCATTCTTTCGCTTTCTGAGGCATGGTATTTATCACGAATACCTGCAAGCTCATTCAGATAACTACGTTCTGCAGCAACTTCTTTTAAATGCCATTCATCCTGTAAATCCTTCTTTCCTTGGTACTGTTGCTTCAGCATTATCTTTTCGCGCTCAAAGGCCTGCTTAGCCAAGGCTTCGGCCTCCTTACGCTGCTTATCTATCTTATTATTCTTACCGCCGCTCCCAGAAGGATCGTTATTATCACCGTTATCGGGATCATTGTTAGTAGAATCAGGATTTTCGCCCGAAAGAAGTATTGGACTACCACCTAGATCTTTAACACGATTTTCAAGTGTGGTTATTTTGTCGTTCGTATCAGCCAACGCTTTATCTGCTTTGTCGAGCTCGCGCTTCAGACTAGCTTCCTCACCAATACCCAACCAGCGCATAAGATTAAGCGCTGGACTATTGCCTCCCTGGAGGGTATTTGTTTGCTTTGTATTCCAATACTTATCCGACGCGGCTCGCTGGGCATCCTCTTGGTCTGCCTGGCGCGCGTACAGTTCTTCAAGTTTGCTTTGATAGGCTTTCAGCCGGATCTGTTTCTCTAACGAGATAAGATAATCATCAATAGCCTTTTTATTATCACGCGTCAACTTGCCCTCTGTATCAAGCATTCCGTTGTAATCCGGAATTATTTCTTTCAACTTATCCAGGGCTTTCTTGCGATCATCTAAGCTAACGCGTTCGTCACGCATAGCAGCATCGAGGCGCTTTATTTCTCGTGTCTGATCAGAATACTTATCAGAGGCTTCTGCGTCTACTTTGTTTAGCTCTTCGCGCAACTGTTTCGATTCGGCCAAGCGGGTTTTGTATTTATCGTAGAGCACCAACAGCGTAGTCAAGCCACCAATAACCAGTCCCCATGGCGTAGCCTTAGTAACGACATTCATAATTTTAGTGGCGTTAGCTGCTAATTTAATCGATGCGGTATAAGCGCCTATACCTAAAGTCAATCTAGATATCGTGCCTATATTGCGAGTAACAAAATCTGCTACAGACGCCAGAACCTGCAATACCGTTTTTGTAGTAACCAATCCGCCTTCAACAATTGGCATCAACTTCTGACCCAATTCCACAGAAACATCGTTTAGCGATTTTTTCGCCATCTCCAATTTTGCTGCTGCAGAACTATTTGCGTTATTAAATTCATCGATAATCGAAGTTCCTTCGTCGTAGGCCTGCTTGGCATCGCTCTGCGCTTTCTTTAACTCATCCATCTTGTTAATGAGAGAAGATATCACAGGAACAGCCTGAGTACCCTGCATCTTTAGAGATTTTAAAGCTGGTGCCAAACTATCAAAGCCGCCATTTCTCTTCAATCCCTCCAGGAACTGAAGGATAGCTGTGTTGGCGTCTGTTTTTAACAGATTCGTAAACGCCTGTACATCCAGTTTAGCTGCCTTAGCAAACTTCGCTGGATCTGTAAACATCTTGGTTATTAATTGGGCGAACACGCCGCTGGCCGTCTGGCCTTCAACACCAGCCTGACTAAGCGCTGAAGCGTAGCCCATAATATCAGTCTGCGAAATTTTAGCATTCACGGCCATACCAGCCATTGAGCTTGTAAACTCTGTAATAAATCCGGTATTAGCAGAACTGTTAGCACCCAGAACATTGATCGCGGATCCTGTGGCCAGCATGGCACCATTAAGACCTTTGGTTTTATCTTCACCAAATACCATGGTTAGTTTACCAATCTGATCAATAGCACCCTCTCCCAGATCATCACCCAAGGCGACATTAATTTTATCCGCCGCATCTACAAAGCCTACAATGTCCTTCTCAGCCGTAATTCCCAGTCTACCTGCAGCACCCGCCAGTGCATTTAGCTCTTCGCGAGCTGTTCTGGTAGTCATTACCTTAAAGGATTCGTTCATGTGCTCCACCTCAGCTTTGGTCTGACTAGTATATTTCATAACATCGGTCATTGCGTCATCCATCTTAGCAAATGACTGCACATACTGATCGGCCCAACTTATTACACGATCTTTAAGAGCTAGCAAGTTTACTAATCCAGTAGCAGCATAGCTTATATTTTGCGTAAAGGCAGTAAGCGAAGTTTTTGTTTCCGATGCAACAGATTTTAGTTCTTTCATCCGATTCTTTACTGCATCAAGCTCGCGCTTATACTCATCAAACTCTTCTGATTTAGGATTGAGGTTATTTAATACTGCTGTCAAATCTTTGGCACGCTGGCCTAATTGGGATATTGATAGCTTCGAAAGATTGGAACTACGAGTCCATTCTTTCATACGCATTTCATTTCTATGCAACTCTGCAGCTTGTTTGCTTAGTGAGCTACTTAATTTATCGTACTCTTCACGCTGCTCTTTGGTCATAGCTTTAAGGCCATTCTTAGCAAGCTTATCCATAGCACGGCGCGTCTTTTCCAACTCCCTTTGTCCATCTTTAAGATCTGACTGGAGCTGCTGCAATTGCTGTTGGTCGTAATCCGGTTTAATATTAAAACGCAGATTCACAGTATCTACTGAAATACCCATATAATAATATCTTTACGTAAATTTACTACGCAAAGATACATATAATAGAGTGTTGACAAAAAGACAAAAAAATAGACGAAGTTATTATTCTTCGTCTAAATTATATCATTGGCGTTCCAATAGGCCCATTCCACTTGTGATCTGTAAACCACCAGTTTTTTCTCTTCGGTTTCCAAGATTTCTTAGCATTATCACGGGCAATCATTCGGACTCCCGAAATTATTGCTACAACTCCTAACAGACCAATTACAAAATCCATATTTAACTCCTTTCTTCTTTTGTTCACTGCAAAGGTAGGCAATTATTCATAATTCTGCAAGGGAAAATCCCTATTTTGTAGGATAAAAACCCTATTTTGCAGCATATTCAGCCTTCGCCTGACTTAAAATACCTTGTATCCTCTTTAATTCATCATCACTCATACCAGCAGTTAACCTTCTAACGAGTCTACCATAACCGCCATAACGGTTTTTATTATACCACTGCACCTTCTTCGGGCGGTGATTCTTTGTTTTCCAGACATCGTGGTTACTCTGATCGCTCAGACGCTTTTTGCGTTTCCTCGCCATAACCTCAATCATTCGGCCATAAGTCATAAAACTAATGCCTAAAGAGAAATTCCCTTGATGATCCTGGCTTGTATGATAATCTAATGAGTCTAACAGTTGGCCGGTGTCTATGAGCTTTGCTTTTTCTATGGCATCAGCAAATCGATCCACAAGCCATTCGCCATGTTGCGACAGCTCTTCCTGGATAAACAGATTCACCTCTTTATAGCTATACTCACTCATACCTTTGCCAAGAATTAATCATTCCATCTACCATCATCCAGCCAGGCACCACCATCATCCCACACGCCATCGGTGAGTACCCAGCGATGCTCTAAGGCGGTATCCGTGATAGTGATAGGATAGCACGTCAACTTCCATTTTTTCTGTCGGCCTTCAGTGGTAATTGTTTCCTCGATATCACGCACCACATAGCGACGGTTGCGGATAACATACACCTGTCGAGGATCTATCACATTCGGATCGTAGGTTTCAAAAGTGATAGCATGACGTGTATCAATCTCGTATCCACCCTGATAGTAGCTATCATTCAAATCTTTCAGGCGTAGCGATCCCTCTGGGCCTAGGATTGCATCTACTATCATTGGATACAGAAGCGCCTGTATTAGAGCATGGTAGGCATCCGTATAGGCTACTGGAGTATTATTCCCTAAAACAGAACCATTATGAAAAGCGCAATACAAATCAATGGCTGCAGCTTCTTTCTTCTCGAAAGATCTGATATCACCCTCAGCGCCCTCAGATTCTGTAGACTCTTCTGTCTGTGCGCTTTCCTCTCCATAGCTTTTATATCCATCGCTAGTACCGATATCAACCACTTCGCACCCAACCATACCAAGCCACGCCATAGGCGCTGGCACTATCTTTAGTTCAAGCGTAGAATCTGTATCTTCGCGATCCAAATTACCGTACTGGTTGAGCTCTATCCTAAAAGTATCTGTAGCCGTAGTATTCTGCTGCTGTACTTCGTATTCGCGCGACACCTTTATATAGTAACGCCCTGTAACTCGATCCTTATACACCTTCTTAAAATCGCTGATGGCAGTATCGATATTTACAAAATCAAACTCTTCGATATCTGCAGCCTCCAAATACCCTTCTGGCAGTTGCACTATCTTGCTCCAGTAACTATCTGGCATATCGTAGCTTACATCTGATGTAGTAAACTCAGCTTCGCGCGAGTCGTCATCCTGTGACTCCGCCTCGTACGCGTCAACTACGTTACGAACAGTAAACTGCCTGGTATTCGCATAGAACTGTGTTTTAAGAAGTATGGCATATGTTTTATTAAGATTGTCAGTAATAAACACTACACCGGTAAGCCGTTCAACCTCTGTCAGGAAATCTTTCACCGTCCAACCAGGTAACATCTTAGCATATTCGGTAGTAAAGATAGTATTCACCAGAAACAAGTTCTTAAACTGAGTATTCTCCAGATGATTCTCTGTTACGGTATACCCTAGTGCTTCCATCAATCGGCGCAACAGTGCACACAGATACGGCTGTGGACGCAGATCAGAGCCAGGAATAATTGTATTACCAGTACGACGCCCAGCCATAATATGGCCTCGAACATATCTATTATAGACATACCCAGACTGCGAACGGATGGTGGGCAAACAAAACTCCACATCCGGAAAACTATCCGTGGGATTTATGGAGGTAACTGTTGTTTCTATCTCACCTAAATCCAACTCCTCGATTTTCTGATCCTGGCCAATGAAGTAATTCAACTCCGATTCTCCAGATACAATCTGGATGGTTACACTCTCCTGAGTCCAACGGGTAATAATTTCGGTGCCACGGGCGTACACATGGCCATCGGCAATCAGCACAGCTGTGCGCTTAGTATCCAGTTGATCGGTTTTATTCAGGCGCTGCAGGAATCCATATAGCGTACGATTGATGGGATTATCCAGGAGTAGCGTACAGTCGTAGGTATATTCACCATTCTTGGTAAAGAATGAGTTTTCGCGTTTCACTGTTACAGTAAAATTCTGTGGCAGCGTTACCTCTACACCGGCTATCAGTAATTGCGTCATACCTCTTTGTCTTTAAGCTTGAAGGTTACACTCAGGCCATTAAAACCGCCATAAGTATTATACTCCCACTCCACTACTAAAGGACGCGAATAATCTACCTCTCCTTTATCACAGAAGTTATCAAAGCCATCATAATTAACCAATAGCTTCACAATCTCTATCATCAACTGCTGTAACTTAGCGTAGTTCTCAAATTCAGCTTCAGTACCCTGGAGATCTTCAGGCATTTTCTCCAGCACCATGATTAAGCACTCACCCTCGCTCTGAAACCAGCTGCTTTTACTAATCTCGGCACCAGGGATATTGCCAGCCACCACAATGCCAGCTTTATCCTTCACTAGGTTTACGAGCTGCGATTCTGTCACAGCCAAACGAATAGTGATATCATCATCTATCTTAGCTTTTGTCTTGGCAGAATTTACCAGTTCTGAAACAAATTGTCTATAATCGTTGATGGGTATCATAACAGTAACAATGGATTAGCAGTTTGGAAAGAAATCTCAATCTTTGAGCCATGGAAATTACGACGATCGCGACTGAGATTTGATTTGGTAATTACGACATCATTCCACTGGCCATACAGTAGCACCTGGGCTTTACGAGCTGTAAGCAGATCCTGCCAGGTATCCACTTCATCCTCGTGGTGTAACTGGCCACTATACAGCGTGTATTCGGAAGTACTTTTCACATCGAACCTCGTACGGCGTCCAAGCATCATGGCCGTATCATCCTGAGCTTGTGGTTTATCAGTCATATAGCTTGCTACCACTGTCTCCGGCACATCGTAACGATTCAGGAATCGTACACACACATTATCAGCACATACGGCTGGCAGAATCTTCAGCAACAGTTCGCTACCAATATTCAGAGCCGTACCATCGCCGTAATACTGAGGGAACAGCACAGCTGGATTACAGTCAACAGTTGTTACCTGGCCAACATTGCCAATAACAACAGTACGATTGGTACCAACCAATCCTACAGTTACTTGTCCGATAACTGTTACCAGTTTCTGAGTACCAGGATAACACACACCATTACAAGCAGCTGCTAAAACCACCTTCTGCCCCTGTGGATCTCGTGGATTCAGCAAACGCTGGGCGTATAATGTAGATGTAATATCCGTCTCGCCAGTCATCCTTACAGTTACTGAAGCCTGGGCGTTGGTTTGCGCGCCCACCTTCAGCTCGCCATAAAGAGCCTGAGTTAATACGTCGGCCAATCCGGATACGCGAATATTACCATCGGTATCATAATTATAGGTTTCCTTCAATATCAACTGACTTCCCTTCAGCAGCTGCAGCGTACGACTAGTGCTTACATTGCTTAACAGAATATCGGTAGCTTGCGCTACGAACTTGGTAACAAACGGGTTGTTCATACGCGCATAAATTTATGATGTTTGTCGTTCTCAGGCATCTGCAGATGCGTAGCAGGATCCTTCCCTGCAGCCAGATCTCGCAGTCTCTTCATTTCATTAATCCAGTAACGCTGATCGATCGAGAGCTGTTTCAGATAAGCATTTAGCTGCTCTATCGATGGAGCGGTTTCAGTGTTGCCACCACCATTACTCATAGTTAATTGCATCAAGCCGTAAGGAAGCGCTTGTAACGAGGTACGACGTCCCATCAGCGCGATAGCACCTAATGCAGTAGCCATCTTTGCCGCATAATCTGCAGTATCGGTATCCGGAAGTTGCTGCAGATTACCAGGAATAAATCCTTCGCCATAAGCCTTTTCGACAAACTGCTGACTCTCCAGCAAAAACGGCAGTAACTGTATATACAGCCAGGGCGACGGTTCTATACCTGTAAGCCAGGTTAATTCGTCGGCATTACCTATGATTACCTTCTGGATGCGCTGATAGAGCGCAGACTGATGAAAATTCTCGTTACCCATCAGACAGAACACTAGGCGATCAAGCGCGCGATAATATTCTTCCAGATGAGCGCGATCGTCACGAGCCAGCTGCCACTCAAAGGGGCGTGCTTCGTTCTCTTTATCGATCTTTACCTTACGGCCAGCGTTTTCGTGACTGATATCGTTCAGTCGATAAAAACGCATAGTAGCCATAAAAGCCACAGCCTGCTGAGCTGCTAGCTTAGCATCACCGGCCAACCCATCGAGCGACTGCATACCCAATATTCGGCAGATATCGGTTTCCACACCTTTTATGGTGTTTTCTATCTTACTAAAATCGTTGTTAGCATAAAACGATCCTGTCAGATTGCGTAAGTCTTCAGATTTTGTAATAATCATATTATTTGCCTTTTTCTCAATTTATTTCTTTTGAAGTCGTTTTAATGCGTAATAATCACTCAACAGCTTCTGCATTACATTTATCAGAGGTGTGTGATCCACATCTTTGGCGGTACCAAACACACCACTCTCCCCAAGAGTATGACAGATCTGTATGAGCGAGCCGGCATTACTACCAGATTTCTTTGTACTATCCGATTTGCCAAACAGTGGAGCGAAACAAACTTCCACTCCATCGATAGTGAAGACACCGGTAGTCAAGTATTCACAGAAGTAGGCGAACCAGACATAGATTCCCCACACCTGCCAGCGCTGCATCTGTTCGCCTCGATGCTTTTTGGCGTCGAAATCATCCCAATCGTATGGCTGTAGTCGTAGCTGCTGCAGCTGCTGCATTTTCTTCGTAGCTTTAGGACGGTACAGCAAGCCTGCTAATACATTAAGATGTATTTCGTTTGGCTGCTGCTCGTATTGCTTCAGGATACCCACAGCCATACGGAACTCACCAAACATGATATCGGCACCATGATCCAATGGGCCATACCAATCACGTACCTTTGGCAATCGGTTCCAGGTAGTTTTATACATCAGCGATATCTGATTACCTTCAGCATGCCATAGCCATCCCAAGGTTTTAGCCAGATTACCCACCAGCAGGATGTAGTTCTGGTTGTTTAGCTGCAGCTTAACACCACGGTTCTTCAGCAGCATACGAGCCGTTTCAGTGGTGATATCCAGCTCAGAATATCTACCACCGTGGTTTACAACCTTCTGACGTATCTTCAGCAGCTCGCGCCAGTCGGCCTCTGTCAGCTCATCCCATGTATTGGGAATCTCAATATATCGTTGTTTCATACTACTGCTGGTTTGTCATTCGATCGCCGGCACTCACATTATCCTCTTTCTGGATAGTCTTGTGATAGAAGCCAAAATACAGATCCCGCTTCTCAGGGAAGTTGATACGTAACGCATCATTCAGGGCTTCGAGCACAATCTGCTCTGGTATCACAGTATCAGCGCCATAGAAAATCTTCAAGGCGTAAAGCATCTGGCTACCAGAATCGCTCTTACCATCGATGATGATATTCGAGAGTGAGGGATTGAGGCCCATCGCACTGGTAGTAGCACTGTCAGCCATCTTCGAGATTGCTTTCTGAGCCTCGATGTACTTATCCAGATTCAACTCAATTGGCTCTATTTTCCACGATTGCTCGTGGCCCATTTCATCTACAAAGTCTACACAGGTAAAGAACTTACCCGCATTTTCCTTACCGGCCATTACGTCGGCTATCTGTATTGTTACCTGGTCGCGTAGCTGGTTCAGTTTCTTCTCTACCTCAGAATCCTGCCATTCGGGATAATCCTGTTCTATCTGCATTCGTTTTTCCTGCCAGTAGGCCTGAGGCTCGTGTACAATGTAAGCAGCAGCTATCACATTATCGTTAAGAGCACGCACAATCTCAGGGATATCGTTAGCGTCCTGCATCCATGGAATCGAGCCGTGGAACGAACTTATTGCATAGATATTTCTACCGAATGAGCGTAAGGCGTGATACTGTACTGCAGCTTCATGATTAGCTGGATGCCACTTATCAAAACGAGGGAAGATCTGTAGCTGTCGCCAGCGCTCCATATCGCCTACCAGGATCTGAGTAATATCTTCCAGCTCAGGTGTACGGTTAGGATCTGGCCACACAAAGCGACAGTCGGCGCTAGGCATACACTTCAATGAATGGATCCATGCCTTACCTATACGAACACTCTTACCGCTCTGGTACAGAGTAAAGTGGCCACCCATATGCAGATACTCCAGTAAGGCCTCACGTACGTAACGCTGGTAATCCCAGGTATCAAGCCAAGCCTGCACATCAGGATCCTGGATCCATTCCTGTTGTACTTCGTTGTTCTCTACCTTATGGCGATACAGCTGCACACCCTGACCGTATATCAGTCCAAGCTTACGCTGCAGGATACCAGGTCCGATATTATTCTTCTCCAATAGATCGCGTATCATCCTGGGCATCTGATCATCAGGTCCCCATGGTACCACCATCACACCGGCCACACTCTGAGGATCCTTATCCCAGCTGCGCCCACTCAGATCAAAGAATGAACTAAGCGACTGTTGGTGATAATGGCCACTCATAGCCACAGCGTAGGTACCTACACTGGTATCAACCAGGCCGAACCGGCCAACGCGGTTAACAATCTTTCCGTTTCCCATTTCTCTACCATTCATAACTTTGCTGCAAATATACTATTTATAAGATGTAGTCGAAAGGACATTGCCCACTATGGTTCAGTCACATTTCCGACAGATTTCGGAGACTTGCAATCGCAAATCGAGTTGAGGGCGGGCCGGCCCGAAACGTGCGACAGCAAGCCCTATTTTTCATCCACCCTTTCCAAAATACCCTATTTATGCGGGTTTCGCGATTTTTGTCATTGAAAAACACCCTCAAAAACGGCTATTTTTGTTCAAATTATATAGGTTTATTCGCCCTTTTTAAGTCTTATTTAGGGTCCATCACTGTTTTTTTGGTAGATTTCTGCCACAAATTGGCCCATTCACGACGCAATATCAGGTATTTAAGGGCATCGGTAAGATTGGTACTCTCCTGAGGTAGACGTGCTGCAGGCAGTCGTTCACCTCGTTTATCCTTACGTATTTCCTTGCGGCCAGAGCGTTCGTCCTTCACCACCTTTACAGGAGCATTCTCCATTTCTGCCTTCAGGTTAGGACAGTTCTGAGCGTCTATCAGCAGTACGAATAATTGTTTCTGCAGATCGCGAGCAAACAGCGAGCTAAAGAAGTTGTACTCTGTATTCGAATAGATAGTTCCCTGGCCTAAGCTCATCAACTGTACACGCCAACCAGTGCGATTACCATCAGCATCGTATTCTATGGCTTTTTTGATGCGCTGCATGGCACTATTACCCACCTTCTGATAGGCATTCATAGCGCGATCGTAGTACAGTCGCAGCAGCTTACATTTATGGTGCTTAAAGTATGCCAGGAACTTATCGGCCAACTGTCGCTCGTTCTCAGGTGGAAGGGTATATAATTCCTTTAATACGCGATACTCGCGGCCCTTTCGTTGACCAATCAATAAACTCTTCATGTTTCCATCATCCATACCACCATCTATAGGGCTATTGGTATCGAGATAGCGCAATATGGTACAATCAGGATCCCATCCGTAAGGATGCTTTTCGAGTACGTCGTTACGGATACCGTCGTGATAGAAGTCGCGCGCTGATAGTGTACAGTAGAATTTCTGATCGGCTGTCAGCTTCTGAGGTATCGAAAGCAGGTAGGTATCAACACCTTCCAGCCCTGCAGCCATTTCTTCCTGGAAGTACTCTTCACCCAAAACATCGGCGTTTATCAGCGTAGATGCTACCATAAAGAGTGTAGTATTGCAGCGTAGATCATTCCAGCGCGCCTCCCAGCGTTTCATATTGCGCTCAGCTAGTTGGATAGCTCGTTCATTACAGGTCTGCAGAGCACGGGCATATTCGCGCCGGCACTCATTCAGCGCCTGGCCGGTTTGTAGCAGCAGCTTTATTTTCTCCTTATCCATCAGCTTAACCAACTTCATTACCCAGGTATATTCGCCTGCATGGTTAGGGTTAGGCATATCGGTGGTAAGGCTAAGACTTCGGTACCAGGGATTATCACCATATCGGGCGCGATAGCCACGTACGGCCTTACGGATGTTGGTAAACTTAGCTTCTGGCCAGTATTTCACCTCGTCACCAAACAGCCCCACATACGAACGACCAGCACCAATAGACGGGCGATCGAGTGACACGAAGGTAAAAGAAAAGCCGTTGTAGAACGTCATCACCTGTTTGTACTTATCGCACACATTATACATCTGGCGCTGCCACTCGATGGGAGGTATCTTGTCGATAACGAAATGTATATTCTCTTCCCACCCCAGGAACCTGAGGCCTTCGAGCACAGAAGGTATAACATTCTGGTGTAGATTGGTATAAGTATCTGTTACCCACACAAAAGGAGCTCCAGGGCATTCCATCACCGCCTGTTGTATGCGCATAGCCTGGAACTGTGTAGTCTTAGCAGCTCCACGGCCAAGCACGCCAATAAAGTTCTGCGGCATAGTGAGCGCTGCCACCATGGCGTACTGATTAATATAGCGGCGATTAACACCTTCACTCTCCTGTAACTTCATTGGCCAGCTCTATTGAACTATCAAGCATAGCATCGATATCTAGCGGCTTCAAACCCGCTTCCATTTCCAGGCGCTTCTGATGTTTCTTTGGAAGCGTCTTGAAGTAATCAGCCTGCAGAATAGCGCGCTTATCTGTCGCAGGAATACCTACATCCTGGGCGTTGGTACCATAGATATTTATCTGCTGATTCTTAATATTTAGCGGAACGGCATCAGCATCGCGCTCACTCAGACGTTTTAAGTCTGCAGCCACTTTAATTATCTTGGTATAGGCATCATATTCCTTGGCTGTAGCATTACTACTTGTCTCTCCAGTATCTTCATCGAGGATGATGTGTTTTTTCTCCCAGAGGCGAGCTGCATTCAACATTTTTTCGAACAGTACATTACGCCAAGCTTCAGCGCGCACATAATCGGTAGCATAGAACAGATTAATTGCTTCGTAACAGAGGCGTTCAGACACATGGCGCGTACAGCCTTTATCAGCTTTCAGCCATGCCATAGCTGCCGGCTTTCCTTCACGACGTATAATACCGGCTATAGAGAAAAGAAGATCTTCATAATCACTTTCCTCTACAGTCAACTCATCTTTAGAACCGTTAGCTATATGGTCCTGAAGCTTCAGAAAATATGAATCCTGGTATTTACTCATCTAACAGTCGATTTATCTCTTGCAACTTCATCTGGTACTCCTGCAGCTTCTGCAGGCGCTTAGCGTCGAGATGAGGTTTATCACCTTTCTTCATCTCACTGTTTACACGCCAGATGTTATTGCGGGTTTTCTCTTGTTCGCGCAGCAGCTCTTTTATGCTGTATGATCGCAGCTGTGCCAGCTGCTTATAATGTCGGCACAATGGATGTTTACCTAGCATTTTCTTATTCTGCTGGTAGTAATCCAATTCTTTGGCTATCGCCTGTGCATCCAGGTAAGCATCCAGCAGTCGTCCAGCTTTATTTGACAACTGATCGATATCTTCACAGTCGCGTAGCTGCTGGTATAGATCCGTATACTCGTGCCATCGAGTAATACGCTGGGTAACGAGCGCCTGCAGTTCCACAGGCACATTTGGGTTATTAAGGAATGGCCAACGCTCGCGGAGCTTTGGCGCTGTTTTTTTAATAGGCACGGACTTCACGGGTTGTTGTGCAATCCGTGCCTTATTGTATTCTATCCTACTAGTGAACCTCATGCTTTAAAGCGGTTTTCGAGGTAGGCTTTCAGGCCCTCACTCCACGAGTCGGAGCCGATGTGCATAAACTTCTTCCATTCAGCGAACTTGCTGATAGCCTCGATGCTGGGGTTCTTTGACACCACAGGCAGTACGAACGGATCCTTATTCCAGTCGCCCAGAATAAAAGGTGTAAAGCCGGTAGGAACTGTGCCTGGGAAATAAGTATCCAGTATATCAATATGCGGCTGGTTGGCCTCTCCGGCTTCCTTCAGCAATACCTCCAGTGCCGACTTGTGTACCATTACAGGCATACCAGTGTTGGCTGTGATAGTAGAACCGATCTTCTTAGCCTTCACCAAAGCGATATCACTAAGCAGAACAGGATTCAGAATGATCATGTTGGCTGTCATTATGATAATACGTTCTGTCTGAACAAAGTCCAGCGATGATTTAAGCGTCTCAACATCTAAATCACCTTTTACAACCTGGATATCAGCATCTACACCCTTCAGATTCTGCTTCACACTGCGTACAGCGATGTCACCAGCAAAATCCTCGCTTTCAATCACTATTACCGTTACAGCCTCACATCCTTTGCTGTCAGTTGGTGTTTCGGTAACTGCAGGAGCTTCAACGGTTGCAGGCGCTTCAACAGCTGCTTGCTGTTCTGATTTAGCGGAACTCTTGGTTTCATTCTTCTTTGTCATAACTAATTGATTTTCAAGTTTTACAATAAACGGCACTTATCGCGAAATAAGTGCCGCGTATGATTAAGACATCAACCAACGATTATACACCCGATGGAACAGGGAGTCCCAGGTAGGCGTTGATATCGTTGTTATCGGTTGCTGGAATCAGAGTCTTAGCCATGATACCTACAGGATAGGTGCGCTGCTCTGTCTTCAACTCAAAATGGTTGTTATGAGCCTCGTTGGTATCCTGCTCGTTGGCAGCCTGCATCTTCAGAGGGGCGCAGGGAGTGCCATAGATCTTGGCAGTAGTAGCGCTTGGGTCGCAGGGCATAATAATAACACCCAGATTGGCGTTAATATTATTTGCCTTAAACTCTGCTACAGCCGCCTCAGTACCAGGATGATCGGCGTTTACGTGGTGGATAAATCCACGTGCGTATGCATCACCCTCCACCTCGTCGCCAGCATCAATAGTGGCCTCGTTCACAAACAAACCAATAGGCGTTACACCGGTGTTCAGCTCGAAGGCAGATACTGTTACACCCTTCTCATCGCGGGTGTAGGTTTTAACCTGCTCGAAATCAAAGATGATCACCACATTTTTCTTACCCTCAGGCATTCCAGGATTGTTGCCCTGCTTGGGTACACTTACCATGCTATATGCAGCCATATTCTTAGATATTTAAATGATTAAACACTAGAAGGTGGGGCATTAAATGCCCTCACCTGAAACTGTCAGCGTGTAGCTGTCGCTACCGGCGTTGTACTCGTCGTCGCCAGCAAAGGCTGCTGTGATAACGGTCTCACCAGCTGTTACCAGAGTAACCACGCCAGTATTCTCGTTAACGGTAGCTACTGCAGTATCGCTCGAAGAGTACTTCAAAGCCTTACCGCTTGGAGTAATAGTAGCTACAGGACTCTCAAACTCCTGACCCATGGTAGCTGAAGCTGTATCGCTAGCGAAAGCAACAGTTACATCAGTCTTGGCAGTTGGAGTTGGTTCTGGCTCTGGCTCAGGATCAGCCTCTGGCTCCACGTCTGCATACTCCGGAGAGATGTAGGCGAAGATTGCCTCTGCCATCCAGAAACCTGTGCCTTCCCACCACTCACCAAAGATCTTAACCATATAATCCTGCTCCTGGAAGCGCAGCTTCACATTCTGAGGATTCTGGCTCATCAGGTGCTTAAAGTTCTCCTTTGGAGTGATAAAGAAGCAACCGGTACCACGCATACCTTCGCACTCGCCGAACTCGAAGTTCGAGAAGTCGATATCGTTCTTATGAGTGCCATCCTGGTTCTTCAACCACTTGTACTCTTCCAGATACTCGCGGCGATAAGCGTCAGCCAGAACTGGATCGATATGTACCTTCATCTTCTTTTTGGCGTAGAGAGGATACTTGTCGCTCACCTCCTTAACGGCTGCATCGATGATGGTACGCACGTTCTTCTCTGTAGGATCAATCTGCTTACCCTTCTGCAGCCAACGAACACCAGAAAGTTTAGTGGTATCTTCCTGTTCGTAGTCAGCCACAAACTTAACCACCAGCTGAGTGAGGTAGCCATCCATGGTCTCCAGTGGTGAAGATGCTGTGTACTCACCGTGCTGATCGGCCTCGTTCTCAACGTACTTACCAACAGCCAGAGCCTGCTCGCGTTCCTCATCCAGTTTAGGAAGGATGAGCTGCTTCAGGATGTAACGAACTACAGGCATTGACTGCAGCTGTGAAGCCTGCTCGTCGTACATGTAACCCAGAATATCCTCCATGATGTCGGAAGGGATAATTGGTACATTGAACTTGCACTTGAAGTTCTTAATGGTAAGAGGATGGAACTTAGCGGCGCCAGATGGAGTCCATGCAGGAACGAACTGCTGAAGAACCGAACCGATAATGCTGGCCTGGTTAGCACGAACCTCAGTCTTATCGGTAATAATAGTGCTCATAAACTGAGTACTCTCAGTAGCACCAAACAGACTCTTCAGGATCTCCAGACGGTTAGAGTCTACGTACTTACCAAACTCCTTCTTCAGCTCCTGGGTGTCGATGGTACTATCGCCACTGTAGGCAGCACTTACCTTACCCTGCATGAAGTCAACCAAGTAACGGTTGTGTTTCAGGTTCAGATCCACACCTGCCTTGATAGCAGCCTGCTCGATAGCAGAAACCTCAACCTTTACACCACCCTTATCGGCAGCCTCTCCCTCCAGTTTCTTGATAGTAGCCTGGAAGTCAACTTCAGCCTTCTTCATCTGCTCAATCTGAGCTTTCAGCTTTTTAACCTCCTCGCGGCTAGCGTCGAGGGCTAAACGCTCCTCTGCAGTAAGCGGCTGGGCGCTAGATGCATCCTCCTGATACTTGGCCAGATCACTAACGAAACCAGCCACAAACTTCTCGCCATACTTCTCAGTCAGCTGTGCCTTCTGCTCATCAGTGAGAAAAGCCTTGCCGTCATCGTTCTTGGCGAACGCCTGGATACCAAGCACTGTCAGTACCAGACTCATGATTTCTTTAAACTTCATAACACATTAATAATAACTAAAACAAAAATACAATTATGATAACTCACAAATTAGCTGCGTACTCTTTCAGCGACATCGAGGCAGCCAGTCGGCGAACCTCTTCTGTAGCTGTATCGCGATTACCAATCGCATCAATCAAACCATACTTCAGAGCATCCTTAGCAAAGAACATACGACCATTTAGAATGCCATCTACCTTATCATCCAGGTTAGGGCGATGACTCTTTACGGCCTGCTGGAACTCGCGGGCCAACGGATTCAGCATTTCTTCTTTGATGCTCTTATACTCACCCTTCAGAGCTGCCTCGAATGGTGCATTCTTATGGGTAGAGAGATCGGAGTAGATGGTATGCACCTTAATACCCTTCTGCTCGTAGTACTTAGCGTAGTCAGGAAACTGCATCATTACACCGATACTACCAAACTCTGCAGAGATATCATTATCGGCTATAATCTTATTACAGTGGCAGGCCACATAATAACAAGCTGACGCGCACAGATCACAACAGGCCACTACAGGCTTTTTCTGACTCTGAGAAAAACTGATAGCATCAAGCATTGGCGCGATAGCATCAACAGCACCACCACCAGAATCCATATCCAGGCGAATGCCAATAATCTTAGGGCTACTTGCAGCCTCACGCATAGCAGCTGCAATCTCTTCGGTACCATACGAACACATGGTACCATCCTTCAGCATATCACCTTTAAGGGTAATAACAGCAACAGATCCTTCTGGAGCATCACTATACTTACCTGCCTTCATGAGTGGTTTAGAATCACTCAGACGAACACCGCTCATATCCGCGATATCACGAGATAAGAACTTATCGATAAGAACTGCCTGGGCGTCGATGCGACGCAAGTCAATAAAGAACGGCTTGTTCAGGATTGTGTAATATAACGTAGAAAATGCCATAACAACTAATTGTTTATGGCGCAAAGTTATATATAATAAGATGTAGGCGCAAAGACTCTAATTTATTATATACACCTCATTTCTTTGCATCATCCTTATCTTTGGTTGATTCACAAAGCAGCCGCAATCCCTCGTTTATTACTTGCGGCAGCATACTGTTAGTGGCCAGCGCTAAAAGTGGCGCATTATGTGCGGACAAATCGGTAGGCGAAAGCCCCGTGGATTTAACTTTATTTTCTGAGGTTTTATTCTTTTTTAACCCTAAGAATATTCTAACGGCTTTTTCGTGGCGCTGGAAGTTCTTCAGCAGCGCATCTTCAGTATCAATACCTAAGGCATATTTCTTGGCAAACCTGGCTATAGCTTCTTTCTTGGTGATATCCGGATGGTACTCCAGGAGTATCTCCACGTAATGATGGAACTCCCAATCGAAGAGTCGCTTCAGTTCACGGTTGATAACTCGCGCCGATCGCGGCGATATATAGTTCCAGTAGAGTGGATTTTTACGTACCCCACCCTCGCGGCAATCCGGTAGATGTATCAGTAGATTGCCCTGGGGATTATCCACACGGCGCTTTACTCCGATATGCCATCGCTCCAGTGGCCACTTGGCCATGGCGTGCCATACAGCATGATATAAATTGAATTTGTCAGGAATCTTTATTCCACCCGTTTTCGGGTCGATATCAAACTTCTTTCGTGCATAGGTCGCTAAATATGGCTCTACGCTGATAGAAGTAGTTCTCCGTTTTAGGCAATCTTCTTTTTCCATCGCTATATTTGGTGTTGATTTTTTGAAAAAATCGTCCTACAATCCTACAAGCTATATAATACACGTCTGCAAAGATACAAATTATCAGTATATTATACAACTTTGCTAAAGTTAAACTATAATAAAAAACGTCCTACAACCGTCCTACAAACACGTAGGAACGACCTACAAAACGACCTCCAGCATCCTACAAAACACCATTTTGGGGCCAATTTGACAAAATCGGGCCTTATTGAGTGTACACCATTCACTAAAAACGCCTTCCTACAAACTTCCTACAAAGCGAGGGCTATTTCCTACAGCGTCCTACAAATTTCCTACAATCCTACATTCATATTTTACTACTAATTTTATATATAAGTAGTTAATAATCAATAAGTTAAGTAAAAATAAGGGTTTGAACAATGTTCGCCTTTGTAGGATTGTAGGACGTGTAGGACGGTTTTTTCGAAATTTTTTAGCGTTCAAAATTGCAATTATAAGCTTTTCTTTATCAAATTTGGGGGTGCGGGGGAAAATGCGCGCCAAACGAAGCCGAAATTGTAAAATGTTATTTCGCCAGAAGAAAAGTGTTAAAATGCTTGGAGATATCAACAGGAATATTTAATTTTGTAGCCGTAACTTGGGGGATTCTACTCTATATACTATAGAGATAAAAAGAGCTCCAACGATCCTCACGGACGGTTGGAGCGGTAGTTGAATCAGAAATTACCCTGCAACCAACAGGGTTTTTATCAGTGGTTATTCAAAAGATTCTTGCCTGTTCCCCACTCTTCTCATACACTTCCACATCATCATTACCACGACGGAAGTCGGTATAATCCTTCAGGAACAATCTGTAATCAAGCAGTACTGCAGAAGTACTCAGGCCTTTTTCTACTTCGTCCTTGATTACCTTATCACCTTCCTTCTTTTCGATGATCTCAGTCCACTTGAATCTAGCAGTGGCCACTGTTCCCAGATATGAAGGATGGCTCTCTAAGTTCTGCGCTATGGTGCTCTGGTTGGCGTTATCTTCTAATCGGCCATTGCTGGCCACTATATTGAATACTGTTGATACACGCAGCAGCAGGATCTCTTGGTCGACTCCAAAGGTAAACGTCTTGGCGTTACCATCGCGATCCTTACCTGACAGCTTACCACCAATACGAATCTGGAAATCGCGACCGGCCACAATCTTATGGGTATCGATCAGAGCGTTCACGCTGGTAAAGAAGGCGGCCAGTTTATCGGTGCTGCTGATAAGTTTCATCTGCTGGTCGATCTTTACCTGTACCAGGCCAAAGAACTCGGCATAGGTGAAGGGTAGATGGAAACGAGAATACTGTTCTACCAACTTCACCATGCCAAGAAATAGAGAAAACGTCTTCATCAGACGGTCACGTACTCCCTCATTGACTACACCAGCCTTCAGCTCTTCGTAGGCCTCCTGCCTGAGCTGACGAAAGTGGTCCATCACCTGAGGGCGCAGAGAAAGCACTTCAAGCAGAATATTATGAAGTCCACCACCCCTGGCAGGATCTTCCAGGCTCTTCAATCTGTCGAAGAGCTCCGTTTCCTCTTGGGTGCGGTTAGTGGGTTTTGGTACCTGGCATATTACCATACGCGATGTGAGTGAGTTATCATCCATGCCCACGGGTGGTTCCTGGCCACAGACGATAACCGGTGTATACACCTTCTCACTCATCATATCCTTATCACTGTTACTCTTACGCTTCTGTTTGGCCTCTCCGTCATACACAATCGACTTCAGGGCCTGCAGCTTTATTGGCGACAGATCCTTTTGGTTAAACTCATCCAGCACTACAGGAACATCCTTAAAGCTGGCCATGTATGTCTGCATGGCAGCATCGGTACCGGTATTGAGGTTGAAGATAGATGTATGAGGTGAAACGAAGAGCGAGCGAATGGATATCGCAATTTGTGTTTTTCCTGAAGACATAGGGCCTGCAAAGAACGGTGCTGTAAAGATACGATCGATGCAGTGAATATTGCTACGGAATGCGCACATCAGAGCAAACACGATAGCAAATTTGCCGTTATTATTTATCTTATATACCTTATCCATCAGATCGGCCCATTCATCAAAGCTGATCTGTTTATCCTTTGGTACCTCGTGGTACATCAGCTGTGATATAAACTCGTATTTGTCGCTCTGGCGGCCTTGGCCAGCATAGATGGTGCTGCAGGCAGGCAGGTAGTAGTTCTGGCCGTTGTGAGTAACTACTCCAAGCTCATCTACCGGCTCGAATTTCATCTTATCGCCTTCCATGTGGGCTATACCATTGGCGAAGGCGAAGAACTGCTCATCCTGCTTATGACTGTTGCCCTCGCTCTGCTGATTTCCATACACCTTAACCTCTGTACATGTTACGTAGTTGAGCGACATGTATTCCTTGATCTTTCGCCACTTCCATTCCTCACCATTGCTGAAGTTCACAGCGTCGTAGTTACACAGTACGTTCTCGATGGATGACATCTTCAGCAGATCGCGGCTCTGCACCTCGATATACAATGGAGCCTTACGGTGGCGGCGGTTAAGCTTCAGCACACGCTTATTCTGGTCGTAGTCATCGCTGAAAATATGCAACAGAGGTACCATATAGAAGTCGCCTACCATTTCCATCGAGGCGGTGTTACCACGAGTCTTGAACATATAACAGATGGGCTCTCCAGCTTGATTCAAACGTGGATAGTAGCCATATTCACGCCACATCCTGGTATATTCGTCGTTATCCTTTACATACTGAGGCGGATCGTACGGATCGAAGTATTCAGTATCATCCAGGCCACCACTCTGAACGCCTACCTTCATCGAGGCCTTGCGTGCCTGTACGTATGGTTTACGCAGATCGTCGAATGATCCCTTAGATAGTCCCAGGTACTGACAGTAGTCGTTCTTACGGATGATGATAACGCTATCATCGGCATACGAGCTTAGTTCTACACAGCGTTGCTTCAGGGGCACTTCGTCGCCCTTAAAGTCCTTCAGAACCTTACCATGCAGACGCATATAGAAATCAAGAAAGCTTTCGGCCACACCATCGCCGGTAACAGTAAGATTGCTTACGCCCATGGTGTACATCTGTCTAAGTGTATACAGATAGTCGCTCTCAGTTCCATCCACAGGATCGATACTGCAGCCACGTTCTCCAGTAACATACATAGTACAGGCAGAACGCAGTTTCTGAATATCTGCATCGCTGGCACGGCCCACAGAGAGCACTACCGGCGAATCCTCGTACTGACTCAGGAACTCCTGCATATCATTGGTGATAATGGCCGGTTGGTCATCCTGCAGGTGTTCTTTCAGTTCGCTTATACCATACAGGCCTGGCTGCATTTCAGAACTGGCCATTCCTTTTAGCTTCTGACGGGCTTTCTTTACCTTGGCGTCACAGATGGTCATCTTGGTTTTAAAATCCTTCTGTACGCCTTTTATATACTCCAGGCGAAGGCCTTGATCGCTCACACATGCCACCAGGCTGCAGATCTTATCCAGGGCCTTGGCTATAACAGTCTCATCCTTACAGCCACGAGGTACCATGGAGTTACGCAGGGCATGAGGGAACGTATCGGTATAGTTCTCCAGCAGCTTCTTTGTCTGCTGGCCATTCTTCCTGGCGAACTCATCAGGATCCTTACCCTCTGGCAGCTGTACGCACTTAACCACGAATCCAGCCTTCAGCAGTATCTCGCAGTTCGTAAGAGCTGCCTTCTGACCTGCAGCATCACTATCATATATCATGTGTACCTCCTGGGTGTAGGCCTGCAGCAGGTGTACCTGGTCATCAGTAAAGGCGGTACCACTACCACCCACAGCATTCTCTACGCCATACTTGGCCAGCGTCATCACATCAAACTGGCCTTCTACCAGGTAAGCAAACCCTTCGCGCGATATCGCCTGGCGTGCCTGGTACAAACCAAACAGATGGCGACCTTTGGTGAATAGAGGTGTTTCGCCTGTATTCAGATACTTGGCCGGCTTATTATCGATGATAGGCTGCAGCGTACGGCCACTGAAGCCTACCACATTACCACGGCGATCGTAGAACGGGAACACCACGCGATCGCGAAACGTATCATAGGTACCACCCTTCTCATCCTTACGGATACAGTCCACATCAATCATCCTATCGAGTGAGTGGCCCTGATGGGCGATTAGTTCTGCCTGCAGGGCGCCACCAGCTGGAGCATACCCCACGCCATATTTGGCCAATATAGGATCATCCGTCTTATACCCGCGCGACTCCAGGAATGATTGGGCCTGCTGCAGCTGCTGCTGGAAATACTTGGCTGCAGCACCGATGGCGATACGGCGCGCCTCCAGTTCCTGGTACTGCAGCTTTTCTTCATCGGTCATTTCCTGCTTAGGAAACTCGATATTATATTTCTTGCAGAGATACTGCAAGGCTTCAATAAAGCTCATCTGCTCGTGCTCCATCAAGAACCAGAACACGTCTCCACCCTTTCCGCATACAAAACAATGGCACACTTGCTTCACCGGCGAGACGTAGAACGAGGGATTCTTGTCGTTATGGAACGGGCAGATGGCTTTATAGCTTACTCCTGCCTTTTTGAGTGTAAGGAACTCGCCAATCACATCTACTATATTGGCAGCGTCCTTAACTTTGTCTACAGTTTGCTGTAATTTCTGATTCATATTATCGTAGAGTTTATTGGTTTATTCGTTATCATCAAATGCCAGTTCTAGCTGTCGGCTCTCCAGGGCTTCAGCTGCAGTAATATCGAAATAGGCTGCTATAGCCTTATATTCCTCTGGCTTAATCTGCTTACGGCCATAAAAGATATCAGCATAGCGGAACTGCGAGATATGGCACTCAGCATAGAAATACTTCGATGGTGTAAAATCTTCCAGGTGGTGGAATCTTACCTTCAGCAGTTCTACCAGAAGATTACGTTTGGCGGTTTTGGTTCCTTCAGGAATCATCCTGTGGTGTAGCGCATAGAGTCTTACAGACAGTTCGCTACGACCCAGGGCCTTTGCTATCTCTTTGATCGGTTTTCTACCGTAGTGCTGTGTGAGATAACTGATATCCTCGCGCGTCCAGGCGCGACGGGTTGATTTCTTTTCCATATTCTTTAGATCTTTGGTCTTGCACTCCATTCTACTAGCTTTTTCTCTAATCGCTCAGAAGCTTCAGAGAGTTCTTTGCTAGCCTCCTTCATCTGGAGATCCAGACCGTCGATAATGCTTTTTATATTTTTCACCTGTTGTAAACTAATCTCAGGGCTCTTTGCGCCGGCAATAATAATACTGCTCAGCGACATCAGTTCAACGATCGATATTTCCGTTATCAATACGTTCCCATTATAAATTCTTTTTACTTGCGCCATATTATAATCTCTTTTTAAAGTAAAACCCTGTACCCTCTTCTTTCGTATCCATGGCCAGCATGCAGGGTACTGCAGCATTATACAGGAACTGGCCACAAACCTTCATCAGATCGCAATACTTAACGCAGATATCGCTCCTGAGGTGCGAACTGCTCAGCTGCTGCTCACCCAGATCCAAAAGATCGTAGGTAACATCATTAATGGTAATGGATACTTGTTTCATTCAATATCATTGGGTTTTTGTTATTCTTCTTCGCCATCATCATCTCCCCAACAGTCACAATGGTAGTAGGGGCAGCGGTGGTCACATTCGAACGGATCGTGCTCACAAGGCGGCGAAACCTTCCATGCGTCATACATAGCTTCTGAAATCATATGTACTTTATTGTTATATCAAAAATTAAGATTGACCTCAAGATTCAAGTGTCTCACCACAGAAACATTCATAACGAAGATATGCTTATCGATATCCTTATTCGCTGTTACGTAGAGATCTTTATATGACTCACCATACTTATCTTTTCTTTCATTAACGATTAGCTTAAATGGGCGACTCCTGGGATATTTCTCCTGGAGTTCTCCCATCTTCTGCTCGATATCGGCCTTGATATCATTTATGCAGTTAGCATGAACTACAGCCTGGTCGTAGCGTTTAACCACATATTTATTCAACTCCAGTCCCATGTTGTTGACAGACTGGTATGCCATTACTGATATATAATAATACTTATCCATAGTTTTTATCTAACATCGTTATTTACTTTTTGGGCCTAAGACTTTCCTTAATACCTCGCGCTTACGAGCATATTTGGAAATCTCTTTGTTCTTACGTTCTTGCTCGATAACGGCCACCACATGGCCCCAATCGATGATAGCATCACAATATTCTATCATATCACTCGCTGTTTAGCAAAATACACTTTATAATCCTTCCCTCTGAGTGAGGGCCGCATACGTTCTATGAACGATCTGATAGATGCTCCGTTGTACACATAACAAAGCTTCTCGCCCAACCATTCCAAACGGGCACGTTCTGTATACCTCAGTTGGCAGAAGAACCTGCCGTTCAGCATGATATCCAGCAACAACCCTGGGGGGGGTACTTTTGTCTTCATACTACTCGAAGGTAAGATCAAACTTCTGGTCGCGCTCGTACGGGAGTGCCCCAAGGTTGTACTCACTTACGCAATCTTCGCTGTCCTCTGCCTGGGCATAAACGAAGGCGCGCCCGTTCTGATCCCACATCACATAGGTTAGTGTGCCTATTACCTGGCCATAAGCTGCAGTAACCTGACCACCACTCTTAGCATGAAGCGTAATGCGAAGCAACTCACACCCGATAGCCTCTGTGGCTTTTTCAAAATCATTTGCTCTCATAATTGTATTCTCGTTTTAAATTAGATATTTCGTTTTAGAATCCAGCGAACCTCACGGCTGGCTGGAGTGTGGTTGTCGAACTATTGGCATACACAACCGTAGCCTTTATAAACTCTACTAACCTATGAACGATAATCATCTATGTATAGGGGGGGGGTATCGCACCACCCGCTCATCCAAGGCTTTTAACCATTCCGGTTGCTCTATTTTACCGGCTTTCCCCTACGCCACCAGTCTTTCCAAGGCGTCATCCCAGGGCCTCTCACGGCGCAGACATCAACTTATCTGGACGGGTTCCTGCAAGTTATCTGTGGTAGAGCTTTATACGTATTCTACTCAGGGAATAGCTCGCTCTCAGGCTTTCCAAGCTCCTGGGCGATGATACTCCTGTAGATAGGGCGAACCTTGGTGCGACCGGCCAGCCAGTTATACACAGCTGAAGGATCTACGCGGCAGGCTGCTGCTATCTCATTGATCTTCTGATTGCGAACAGATATTGTCTGTTTTGGCAAACTCTCAATTACTTCTTTAAATGTCATCGTTATAAATTTTTAATTTAAAATTTTGTTGTTTCAAAAATAATACTTACCTTTGCGGTGCAAATTATTGGTTTCGGTGCAAAGATAGTTCTTTTGAACGAATTAACAAAGTTTTGAATGACTTTTTCTTCATTTGAACATCTTTTTTAACCATCGTTAGTACAAATGAACGAAATTTCAGACATAAACAGTCGAATTAAGTACATTATGGAGCGTGACGGACATACTGTTGCCACCTTCGCTCGCAAATGTGGAGTTCCAGATGCAACAATCAGGAATCTATTGGCTCGTGGTAATAAGCCTGGCTATGATTTGACTGTCGCCATCATCAAAGCTGTTAATCAGCCTTGGTGCGATGCTAACTGGCTCGTTATGGGCCAAGAAACCAAGCCTGCAGTTGAAGATGCTGATACCAAGAAGCTGCTGAAGATTATCGAGGATCAACAGAAGATGATCGCTGACCTGCAGAAGCAAAACGCCAAGCTCACAGACAGATTATTATCAGCCACAGATAAATAACACTCAAATGATACAATATACGGATTTCGGACACTACTCCACTCCAGGATGGTGCCCTAATGTACAACTGTACATTAAATACAAAACTCAACATACAAGTTTCGGACAGCCTTCTGAAACCATTTTCTTAAAGAATTTACGTAACTCACCGGTTTTCAGCGCCCTGCCACAAAACAAGAAAATCCTGCCTCCGCAAC